AGTTTCATAGTCCATTACCCAATGTGTTCTCATAATATCTATGTTCAGTTAAGCTGTCCCCCCTTTTGTCCACAAAAAAAGGCAGCCGTTGCTACCTTTCCTTGCTGTTAAACCTTTAAACGATTATGCATTGATAAAGCTAAGATAGTCAAATTTAGGATTAACTGCAATTAGATTAATAAATTCTTTAATAGAATCTACATCAGCAATGTAATACTCTTGAAATACTTCAAGCTTATGTCTTTCTTGTTTTACACCTTTACTACCAGTAAGTGGTTGACCATACTCATCAAGCTTAGGAAGCATCTGTAAAGTATTTCTTTTTGTTTTAGAAATTACTACAAACACTTTGCTCTCCGGGTCAAAGATACATTCTACATAAGCACAATCTGCCGTCATTGGCATTGCTCTAAAACTTGGTTTGCTGTTCCATTCTGAGGCAACAAGCATCATATTTTTTTCCATGTTGGTTATTTTTTATACAAATTAACTTATAATCTTTAAGTTTTCCAAATCAGGTACTTCAATCATTAACATTTCTTTTTCTAAATCTGGTTTAGTGCATAATTCACCAACAGATTTTAATAAATCTTCCTCAACACTAAGTAGCTCAGCGTACCTTGAAAAGAACTTTTCAGGATACAAATAACTATACATATAAATATAGTTACCACTTGTCTTATCAAAGAAATTAAGAATTGTTTCTTTTGTTTTTTTACTTATTTGACTATACTTACCAGCTATAAGATAATTCCAATCTGCTTCTAAATCAGAAAAATTAAATATAAATACTGCGCTTTCATCATCAGTCTCTATGTAATCACACAATCTGTTATGTTTTAAAAGAACTTCTTTTTCAAATTTTGTATATTCTGAATCTGTTCTTTTATAATACATACAGATTAATTTTTTATCCTCAGGTTTATAAAATGTGCCCCAAGAAAGATAAGTTTCTCTTGGGACAACACTAATACCTTTTTTAATTCCAAGGAGCGGATAAATAAATACCTTGGACTTTTGAAAATACTTTGTATAAAGCGCGTGTACATGCATAATTTAAAGTGTTACATTACCTAAAGCTAGTTCATATGGTAGTTTATATTCTTTGTTTTCATAGTGATATTTAATTTTATCTTCTATGTCTTCAAAGTCAGCTAACCATATTTCTAAAGTTTCTTTGCTTACCTGGTAAGGATACACTTGGTTATACTTGTCAATTACAATAAATGTAATTACAATGTTCCACTCAGCTGCGTCTGCTAATCCTTTAATAAAATTAGTCCAGGCAAGCTTGTGATAAATTGCCGCTTGAATCCAATATTTATAATAACTTACAGACTCTGGAAAAGAAGCAATATCTTTACCTGTTGTCTTTAAGTCATTGATAAACAATGTCTTAGTGTCATAATCCATCACAACATTATCTAAGATACCCTTATAACCAAATGGTAAATGATCCTGATTAATACTAATCATATGCTCACTAAATGTTTTTATGTGAACATCACTTGGAGATTTATCCAATTGTAATAGGGCTCTTACTGCTTGATTAGACTTTAATTCAATCAGAGACTCTTTACAATTTGCAAGAGTTAATGAATCAACTACTGTCTTACCAAGACTTTCTTTTAGAAAATTAAAGTAGGATTTGTTTTCTTCTGTGAGAACTTTATCTAATCTTTGCTGATCTGTTTTAAGAGATTGATATAGATTTGCTGTAAGTAATTCTGAGAGTATTTCTTGAGAGTATAAGTCCAAAGATAATGTATCATTTCCAATTGTGCAATGATATTTGAAAATAGTATCAATAATTTTTCTTTGACTATCTGTAGGAAATTTACTAGGCATGCTAATAAATTCTTTGTCATAGTGATCTGGCTCAAATAAAAGACAGTGAAGGACACGCCCTGCTACCAGGTGCGCGTCCGTACTGTCCTCTCTTTGGTTGAGCACATAATGACTGTAAAACATTCTAGGTGAGAACAATAGCTTATTAATGCTACTGTAGCTAAACCAAAATGGTTTCTTATAAAATAATTCTAGTTCATCAGAACCAGTCAATGTCGGTAGACTCATTTGTTTCTATTTGATGGTTATTTGATAAAAGTTCTGTTTTTAGTGTAACTTCTATGTTGTCATTATCTACACCATAAAGATCATGAGCAAGCTCTTCCTCAGTTATAGGATGCATCTCAAGTGATTCTTCAATCTCATCAACTATTTCTTCCATAGCTTCATTAAAAGCAGCATCTTCTTCTAGATCAGATACTCTTTCTTCTTCTTCAGATTCAATTTCTCTTTCTGGAAAAATATTAAACTCAGCTACTGAAGCAACTTCTTTAGAATCTGCTTTATATTCTATCATACCAGTATAAGAATCATTGATTGCTATTTGTACTTCTGGTGTAGGAACAAGTTGATTTACATTGAATGTAGTACTATGACCAATATTTCTAATGAACCACTCTGCTCTCTCTTGAAGTAGAACATGAGTCCAATCTTTAGTAAGCAAACCAAGAGTCATTAGTCTTTTAGCTACTTTATCAGGATCTAACCAACTAATTTCTTTTACTGCTAGATTAAAATAACTAACCATAGACTTAAAATTCACATGATTTCTAGTATGGCAGTCTCCAATTTTATAAGAATAATTCTCTAGAAGAAGCAATAGATACAAAGCACTGTCTATATAGTTAGAGTTTGCCATAATCTCCATTGCCATGATATGATTATCCTGGTCAGAACTTTCAAACATCTTAACCAACTGGTTGTAAACTTCAGGTGTAATAGTAACTGCATCTTCACCATTGATCATAGCAAGTAATTCTGACTCATCAAAGATTGGCTTGTTCTGAATGCTATCAAGCACATCTTTATACTCTTCTTCAACAAAATGAACCGCACTAGAATAAGCATCTGTTACTTTATAACCTTTATGCTGCATATCATTCTTTGTACTATATTCCATGTATATTACTTCTGGATTACATGCCGCAACTGCAGTTTCATATTTATCAATATAATACTGGTCAAAGTCTAAATCAGTCTTTAAATAATCTACATATTTAGTAACTTCTTCAGTATTAGTATTATGTAACCAACGGCCACATGTAATTTTATTTATAGTAGCTTTACCAGAGATAATAACATTAGCTCTCTCAGCATCTCTAACTATTTTTACTCCAAGATTTAATGCTAAATCTTTAAGTTTAACTCTAGGTATATTAACACCCGGCATCAAGAATATACTATCTCCTTGTGCAGGGATATATCCTTTACTTACTGTATAGATATCACTCTTAGTATTAGGTATACCATACAATAATTCTACATCTAATGAATCACCACTTCTGTTACAAATTACAATTTGTTCCATAATATAAAAATATAGGGGGCTGTTACACCCCCTGGTTAATTACTGAATTGCCATTTTTACTACTGCAGTATCTGCCATCAAAGCAGAGAACTTCACTTTGTTACCATTTACAATCTCCTTGACCATATAATATCTCAAGTCATTTGTAAAGCCATCAAACTCAGTAGTAACTTTAGCTAGTCTGTCAATCATAGCTTTAGGAACTGAACCTTTTTCAGCTACAGTAAGTGCATAGTTAATTACACGAGTTGCAATTACACTGGCCAAATCTGCACGGAAGTCATCTCCTTCACCAACTGAACCTAACAAAGCACCTTTTACATATGCTTCATCTTTAGTAAGCAAATCCTCCGGGGAGATCATCTTGTCAAGCTTGTTATTGATAAACATAGTAAACATGCTAGAGAAATCTGTACCAACAGAACCCTCACCAATCATCTGAACAAGAGGCAACTCATCTTCAAACTTTGGAATAGAACTAATACCATTAAAGAATGTAGTAATAGATCTTGGATTAACACGTTGAGTTACAAGCTCTGGGTGCATCAACATGAAGTTAATACATCTGCCATCAATAGATGCTTTCTCAGCCCACTTAGCCCATACATTGACATCATATTTCATCTCAACAGAGATAAATCTTGTTTTCTGAGCTACGTCAAGAGTAGTTACATTATAGTCACCATTGTCTGGATTAGTTGTTAAGATAACATGCCAGTTCTTAGGAAGCTTCCATGATATGTATTCTTGACGGTCAAGAACTTCCATACATGCTTGCATAAATCTTTGATCAGCACGAGTATAGTCATCCAAGATTAGGAAACCACCTTCACCTTTACCCTGAATCCATTCAGGAGCAGCATGAGACATTCTCTTATCTGCTACAGTATAACCTGCTTTCATTGCAGCCGGTACTTGAGCTTCAGTAATCCATCTTTGTTTACCTTCTTGATTCTTTACTAAGAATTCTTTAATAGGAAAACCTACAAGGTCACCTAATTCCTCAATCTGAGATAGATTAAGTTTTACTACATCCATACCAAGTTCTTTACCTAACTGCAAGATTGCAGAAGTCTTACCAAGACCAGCATCACCCTCAATATTGATAGCCACAGGAATTTTTCCTTCAGACTGAATATGTTGATTGTTCTTAACCATGTGACGGATAAAACCTTTTAACTCATCTACGTTTAATTGTACTGTATTCATAATATTTGTTTTTATAATTCTAACTTAATTACTTGGCCTGGTAAATCTGTATTCATGCTTGATCTTTCTGACAAAATCCATAGAACTCTGTTCTTTGGTTTTACAGATGTATAACACTCCCCGTCAGTAAAATATACCAGGCTTGTATATTTTCCAAGGTTTGCATTGTAATAGTCTAGGACGGGATCAAATTCAGTCCCACCTCTTCCTTGTACTTTGAGATCATTCTTGCCTTTGTAAGGTTCAATAGACCGGATACTTGTATCACATTGTACTATAGTAATATCAACTCCTGCTTTATGTATGTGATGAATCTCATTCATAAACTCAGTAAGTTCAGTATCACTTACAGATCCAGAAGTGTCAATAGCCAATAGCATGTGTTGTCTCATCTTGATCTTAAGACCAGGATTATCTTCATACCTATGGTTTTCTTTTCTTCTAATCTTTTTAGTAAAGATTTTAGTACTTGTACCAGTGAATCTTCTGAGATATCCTCTCCAATCAAATTTAGCTTTAGTAACTTCATCTAGAACAATCAGTCCTTCAATCTCTCCTGGAACATTACCACGTTTCTTAATGGTCTGTTCTTTAGCATCTTTTAGGATCTTCTGTACTTGTTTCTCAATGAGTTTCTTCTCAGCATCAGACATGTCTTCAAACTCTTCCCATGTAGAATGGTCTGGTATGTCTCCATTTGCAATGTTATCAAGTAGTTTATCCATTTCTTGATCACCACTTGTACCATTCTTATCCTTCTCATCTTGAAGGCGGAGAAGCTGGTCATAGTAATATCTACAACCAGCCTTTCTATCTAGTTGAATGTCTGTATAGTCATCAATGTTGATACCTCCTTCTGGCAGCCAAGAGGCTTCAATATACTGATTAATTTCCATATCCATGGCAACATTTGCAAGTTTCTTGTTGCTAAAAGAACCAAAACTTACAAGGTGACCAAATGCAATATGGAGTAATTCATGTTTCAGTAAGCCTGTCTTATGATCATCACTTAGACTATTCCAGAATTCTTCATTGATAGCCAATTGATAATTAATATTCTGCTTACTTACACCTGCAGTAGGGAGATCTTTCCTCCATACTTTATTCAACATAATGAGAAAGAACCCATAATAGGGCTCTTTCAACATTAGTTCTTTACTGATTTTACTTAGACTCTGTGCTTTGTCCATCATCTTTAATTTTTACATCAATGCTTATTTGATTCATATCATAACCTATCTGACCCAACATACTTGTTAGATCTCTGACAAAGTTTTCTATAAATAGCTCAACCAAAAGCTTATCGGCTTTGTATGTAGTTAATAATCCTAGTACTCTTGCACTAGATAATGATCCTATCTGTTCAGATATAACTGGTATAAGTATCTTATAAGATTTTGGTGCTTGTTTACCCCAAGCAATAGAATCTTTTTTAGAATACTTATATAATACAATTAACTCCGGTACAGTTAAACCACTGTTCTCTATTGCCTGGAAAGCAATAACATGATTTTCTGCATCACTAGAGCTAAACATAGAAATCAGATTGTTTAATTCAGCTTTACTTAGTTTCATTAGTCTTCAATTTTAAGTGTCTTAATCATCCATTCTGTGGGTTTATTAATATTATCAACCCATTCTTTTGCACTTGGGATATATCCATTGCAGTCTTCTTTGACATGTTGTTCTCCAACATATCTTATATACACTCTTTTTCCTACAGAATTGACAAAGTAAGTACCAAAAGCTTTTTCACATTCAAAAATACCCTCACTGTGATGACGGAACATTCTGTGTTTACTATGGCCTATCCAAGCTTTGGTAGCATCAAACCATTCATGAATATGCATATATTCTAAAGGTTCTCCTCCCCACTTTTTAGCGGAAGATCTTGCATGTTCATATGGATGTGACATTAGTCTACAGATTTATCAATTAACCAACCATGATGAATATAATCTTCTACACTCACAATTCTAATGTTATTTTCTACCTGATACTTACCAGATGGTACTAGAATACACATCTCACCATAACCACCTTCATTATTCCACCAATCTTCTACATCATTTAGAATCTGTTCTTCAGCAAAATTTTGAATATCAGAAGATAAACCTGAGTGAATCATATCCAAGCTCTTTACTCCAGTATCCCATGGTTCTAATGATTTAACTTCATCAAATGCATCTTCTTCATTTTCAGATAGTTTATCTGTTGTATATAATACATCTTCTATGGCACCGGAGTCTCCTGCACCTTCATATTTAATCTTAATACCGGTCACACCAAGGTCAGCCAACTGAATCAGGAGGCTTGTCATCATTGTTTCATTCATAACTATTTAATTTTGTAAAACCTGCCAAGGATATTGGCATTTAAATATTCTTCTTTTTCTAGCACCTCTCTTGTAAATTGGTACTTGGTCTCATAATATGTTAGTTCTGTTTTAGAAAAACAGATTCTTACCATGAACCTTTTAATGGGAACACCATTCTTATGTGCATCTTGTAGCACTTTATTGCTACTAAAGTAGTTCTGATAGTTAGTTTTTACCTGAATAGTGTATTTCCTTGCACGTTTGTCTTCCATATTAGCAAGAGCTTTTACTCCAAGCTTTTTCTTAGTTGTAGAATAAAAATTCTTTTTACCAATATATCTAACAGCTTTACCATCTATAATAGCTTCCATTTCATATATGAACCCAATGGCTCCTTCTGGAATCTTGCTATCATTAAATACTTCTCCCTTGTGTAACCAACTCATACTGTTTGTTTTAGTAAAGATAATAACTTATCTCTAACAGCTTCAATACCGTAATCTTTTACAGAATCTGATAGATCTTTAGACATATCAAGATTAATAGACTTAATACTATACTTATCTGTATATCTCTGAGCAGCCTTAATACCGGGCTCATCATTATCAAACAGTACAAGTATCTTAGAATATTTTTCTTGAAGTTTACCTATAACAGATTCTCCAATCATAGTATTCTCACTGTCTGGAGCAATACATTCTATATTACCAATACTAAGCTTCTTAAAACTCATAAGATCTTTAAGAGATGATACAATCAGCAAATACTTACAATCATACTGTAGTTGATCCATACCTTGAGTATAGTTCTGGATCTTAATAAACTTTTTCTCAGGAACCTTTGGCATATAAATTTTATAGAGCTCACCATCATTACGGAAATAACCATAAACATAGGGTCTAGAAAACTTATAGCTTGTGATAGAACCATCTGGTTCAGTCTTAGACATTGTAAAGAACTCTAGTGGAACTACATTATACTGACTTAAGATACCAGAACCAATTTTAAATTGTGTCCAGTACTTTTGGTCTAGTGTATTCCAGTGTCTCATTTCAAAATCTACAACCTTGAACTTATCATAGAACTGTATAGGACCTCTTTCTGCAGGTGCATTATGTTTTAAATACTCCTGATAATCGGTTAATATCCGGTTAACTGCCTTAAATCTGGCATCATAGTTAAATAAAGACTTAACAAGTTCTATTTGGTCACCTTGAAATCCTGAAGAAAAATCTTTGAACTTATATCTACCACCATCTTGATAGACAAACATGCTAGGCACTTTGTCTTTAACATTAAATGCAGATAGCATCTTAATGTTTTGTCCGGTAAGTTTTTCTTTTAAGTTCAAATAATACTCAAATACCCATTCTCTGGGAACTTCCTCTAAATCAGATATAATATTCCTAGTTGAAATCATAATCTAAAAATAATAAAAGGGGAATCATAATAACTCCCCTTCTATAGAGTGAGTTATTAATCTAGACTAAAGTCAGAAGATGTTTTAGGTTTATTAAAAACATCATCATCATCCCCAAAAGATTTAACTTCTTTAACTTCTAATTTTTTAAGATGTTTTGCTTCATCATATCTGATTACAGAACCACCATCTTCTTCACCATAGGCATATTTCTTGCCTTCAGCTTTTGGAAGCCACATGTCATAATTAGTATAACCAGTTTTGCCTTCATATTCTTTACCAGCTACACAGAACTCAAGATACTTTTCTCTAAAGTCTGCAGTCTTGTTGAATGCTTTAACAAAATCTTGAATTGTTTCATGCTTACCATCTTGTTGAAGGAACCAATCATCAATTTGAAGAGTATGAGCCAAAGTTCTTAAGAAGATCAAGATAGATCTATCTCTCTGAATCTTAATACCAGATTTAGTTTCACCATCTGCAAATGCATATTGACTTGCTTTAACTCTACCAATCTGACCTTTGTAACGTCCTTTACTCTCATCATCTTTATCAATCATGAAACCTTCAAAGCCATCAATGGGTGCAGTTTCTGTATGTAACATAAGATGATATGCACCATCAATAAACTTAAATTCTTCAAGTTCAATATTGTTAATCTTCAATACATGATTACCTGGTGAAATTGTTTTTGGTAGGCCTGTGCCTTCTTTGCCTAAATCAGTTGTGCTTAATGCCATTTTTCTTAAAATTAAATTATTAAATAAAAACTTTGTCCCAGTGAAATTGTAATTTACCTGACTCAGTCATTTCTGTTACTACTATTTCTTCATTACGTAAGTGATCAGGTCTTGCACCGCAAGTTACTTCCTCACTTGTTTTAAATGATAAAATAGTTTTATTTCCTTTTCTATACATGTAGCCAATTGCATCTGCATTAGCACAGATTAGAGACTTAATCTTACCTGTCAAATCAATGTTTGCAGCAAGAACCATCTCTCCCTTATCGTCTACCTGTTTGTCTTTAATGTGACCAGATAAAATAATATGGGGAGCTAAAGTATCAATAAAATCTAAAACTTGAAAGAAAGCTTGTCTTAAATATAAATATCCTGCACCATTAGGTAAGGACAAGACATTATCTCCATCATAGTTTTTACCCATACTTGTAGCACGGTACAGTTTAACAGCTAACGGCATAACCATATCTTCTAATGCAGTTACAGTATCTATTGTAACATACTGGTATGGTTTACCTGCTTCTTTGATTGCTTTTCCTGCTTCAAGCAAATCTTGTAAAGAAGTAATCTTTACTTTGAGAGCTTCTACATAATCAGCACCATTTTCTAAATCAATCAATAAATTGTTCTCAAGACCAGCAAATGCTGTGGTCTTTCCAGTTTTTGGCTTAGAATAGATAATCAATCTCTTTGGATTAACTCTTTCTGCCGCAACTTTTTTAGTTGGAAGTACTATACTCATTACTTAAGTTTTTGTGCTAGTTTTTGAAAATCTGCTGCAATTCTTAAAAGAATATCAGATGCAGATTCATCAAGAGATAATTCTTCTTTAGCTTCTTTAAGCTTAGGAATAAATTCATTCTCAAAATCTGGAAATACTGACAAACTTACTTGCTCTTTAGGAGCTTCAGCTTTTCTTTTCTCATAAAGATTATAAGTAATCTCAGAACCATCTGGCATAATAACCATCAACTCAGACAATGGAATTGTATAAGCAAAATAGTTATCACCATTAGAATTAGTACCTTCTTTTACATCATACTCCTCAGCAAAGTAAGGATTAGATTTGTATTTAAATAAAGGTCTGTCTTCAAATCCTGATTCTATCCCAATTTCTTTGCCATTAATATCTCTATTAACATCAATAAACTCAATGAAGATATCTTCATTTCTTTTTAATTCACCTTCAAATAACTGTACTTGCCTGCCATACTTACCTTTCTGAAAGAAGGCAGTCTTTAGGACAAAGAAAGGATCAGCTATTTGAGCTTTTCTAAACTTATCTGTGTGATAAGCAAAGAATTCTTTTTCTTTTTCTTTTCTACTCATAATTATAATTTAAGTTTTGTTGCTTGTGGAGGTGTTTCTATTTCAATTATTCTCATGTTCTCTCTATCTAGCTTAAAGAAGCTTAATCTAGTTGTTCCGTTCCTAGACTTTAAGAAGTGAAATGCAAGAAGATCTTCATCATTCACTATAAATCTTTCAGGACCATAGAACCTAATCTTTCTGATAGCTGGTTTATTAATACCAAGTACTACATCAGCATGTTGTAATAGAGCATCTGCTCCAAATAAATCAGAATCTAATACATAATTCCCATAGTCACCATCTTTGGATCTGTCTGGGTTATCTATATTCCTATTCAGCTGACTCAAGACAAGAAATGCCACAGGATAATGCTTTTTCATATATGTTAGAGCTTCCCCTAGAGCATATAATACTTCAAACTTATCTCTCTGACCCTTTCCTACTTTAAGTAAAGCTGAGTGGTCAATAGTAACCAGAGCATTTGTGTAGTTTCCTTCTTCATCCTTGTGGGCCTCCATATAATAATGTATAGTTGCACACATCTCATCCACAGTACACGGATCATATACTACATCTATGACATCAGTCTTCTCAGTTTCCTCATAGTACTGTACACATCTTAAGTATAGATCTTTATCCACGGGTTCCCCCTTGCTCATTAATGTATTGTAATCAGAAGCAGTATTCAGACTCAGCTTTCTGATACCATTGGTCTCATCAAGCATTTCAAACTGGAACTTAAGTACTCTAAACTTATGATCCTTATTCTCCTCAATAATATCAGAGATTAATTGTTCCATAAATAGAGTCTTACCTGTTCCCGGTCTAGCACCAACTACGGTGATAGTTCTCCATTCCAATCCATCACAGAAGGCATCATTAAATTTGGGCCATGAACTTTTGAGTGACTTTAGCTCACCAGATCTTCTAGCCTTCATCTTAAGAAGGGCTTTTCTAAGAGCGTCTCTCTCACTCACAGGCTTCAGAGCCCGGGCACCGTTATATAATTCAGCCATAATAAAGGATTTATTCTTTAAATCTAAGTTTCATATCATTATAAACATAATGTGAAAAACCTACTATAAGTTCAATTGCTAAAAATTGTAGAGCATTCATTTCTACAAGAAATGTATCTACAAGTAACCAAGTAATTAAGCTACCCGATAAAGCAATGAAAAATAATTTTGTTCTTATACTCATACAATTTTTTCTTTAAAGAAGACAGGCGCTTCATAATCATCTTGTGAAATCATATCACAGTAAGTTGCTAAATTAGAATCCCAGGTTTTATCTGTGTTTTGTTTTCTAACAAAATACTGTGAGTTACGCATATAGTTGTATCTATTAATAGAATACTCTTCTACATATTTCTCAGTAGCTTGAATTACTGTTTCCCATGAATAGTTAAATTCTTGAAAGAACCATCTAAATGCATTCTCTAGACTTTTTACATTAACTCTTGCATAAACACCACTTGGCAATTTAGTTGCTGGGAAGCATTCATTATAAGTTTTAATATTTTCTAGAAACTCATCACCCATAAGGGTTTTAGATGTTTTCTTCTTAGATTTCTTGAAGTAACCCTCAATTTCTTCCATAAATTTAAGGGTATTACCTGATATTTCCAAATCATTTATCAGGTAATTACCTGATTTTAATTTAAGAACTTCAAGATTAAAATTTATAGAATCGGAGCATTTTATTTTCTCCTTAATACAAAATAAAACATATACACCATTAGGTGTAAGTTTTTGCTGCAATATTTTACTGAATACTTCCTGCATTACCATTCAATTGTGTAGTTATACAATACTTTAACTGTTTCTTTGACATCATTAAAGACATCTTTGGAATCCCATTTGCTGCCATTATAGGCTGCACTTGCGGGATGAGAAACCATAAATTTAGTACAATTTTCTCCACACATATCTGACCACTCTTGAGATTTTTTACCCATATAGACATAAACTAATCCTGGATGAAAGTTTTTCAAGTAATCAAATAAGTATGCAACAAAAGGAGCCCATACTTCATAATGCTTACCAATCTTACCAACTTCAGTTGTAAGAGCTGTATTAAGCAAAAGTATACCCTGTCGGGTCCATTTTACTAGATCTAAGGGTCTTTTATACCCTTCCGGGTACATTTTCTCAACTTCATCTAAAATGAATCTTAGAGAAGGTTGTTCCTTTTGAGATTTACTGCAACTAAATGCAATGCCATCTGCTACACCTAATGTAGGATAAGGATCTTGTCCAACTATTACAACTTTTAATTCATTATACGGACACTCTTCAAATGCTCTAAATACATCTTTAAGAACTGGAGTAAACCTTTGTCCATTATTGGACATGTTATATAAATCATTTAGAATCTTTTCAAATTCTAAACTAAATATAAAAGGTTTAAGAACTCTACCCCAACCACTAGGTTCAAGTTTATTAAATATTTTTTGTTTATAATCATCAATGTTCAATTCATTTGACATAATAGTGTATATTTGTTAATAATATTTAATGTTATGGCAATCAAGGTAAAAAAATTAAAAGATGATGCTGTTGTCAAAATTGAAATCAGCAAAAACTTTTATGATCTTATTAAGGCTTCACTTTACTATGTATTCACATTAGAAAAGGATGAAGCTAAAAAAGAAGAGATTTTAAGAAAATCTATTACTCAGGAAATCTATACTCCTCTTAATGAATATGAGTTAACTTTTAAAACTCTTATCCATATCATAGCAGAAATTGAAAGAGTTGCTGCTACTGAAGGTCAATTTGTTGAAGAAACAATTCTTGAACCAGGAGACGAAGGTTTTGTAGAACCTACGCAAGATTAATATTAAATTCTCTACCTATTTGTATACAAGCTTCAATAGCTAGTACTAATTCATCTTTACTACAGTCTCCAAAAGACTTACAGTATTCAGCATCACCTGCGTCATAACATAGACCAGCATGTTGCTTTATAATAGTTTTCATTTCATCAAATGTATAGCCAGATTCTTTGGCTAATTCTCTTATACACGCATGGACTTTAGCCAACTGTGCTACAGAACCATCATCTGATGTAAGTCCCATAAACACCTCAACTTGCTGTCCTTCAGATAATTTATCTAAGAAGATCTGATAATTTAATTTTGATTTATCATTAGGATAAACTAACTTACCATCACGTTTCACTAGTTTTACAGTAAACATATTGATTATTTTTAGTATATTAATATATGGCAATAAGTAATGGAATTAATTACAATAGAAAACAAGCTACTGAGATTGTTCTTGAATATCTAGCTAAATTTCCAGAGTCACCATCCAAAACTCTTTCTAAAAAGATCTATGCAGATCATCCTACATTTGCTTCATTTGAAGCAGTGTATAGTAGAGTTAGGTATTACCGTGGTCAACTGGGTACACAACATAGAAAGGGTCTCAAAGATAAGACTTTTCAGAAAGAACTCAAAATAGAATATACTATGAAAGAAAAATTCCTACCAGAGTCTTATGCTAACAAGCGGGACACTTTTGTGTTTCCAACAGGATGTAAAACACTTGGCATCATAGGAGATGTTCATATTCCCTACCAAGATAATGATGCTATAGAAGTAGCATTTAATAAGATGGAAGAAGAAGGTATTGATTCCCTTTACATTAATGGTGATCTACTAGACTTCTATCAGCTTTCATTCCATGAGAAAGATCCAAGAATGGTTCATTTTAAACAAGAGATAGAAGCAGGTAGACAATTCTTAGACTATTGCAGATCGCGATTCCCAAATATTCCTATATATCTTATCCCAGGTAATCATGAGAATAGATTTGAAAGATATCTTAGAGTAAAAGCATCTGAGCTATTAGACATGGATGAATTTAGACTAGATGTACTTTTACATGTTGCAGAATATGGTGTACAGTATATACCATTTAGATCCAAAGTTGTCTTTGGTGACTTCCTTATAGAACATGGAGATAAAATCCCTGGTGCAGGTGGTGTAGTACCAGCCCGTACTGCTCTAATGAGACTAAAAACTAACTGTCTGATTAGTCACTTCCACAAAACAAGTTCTAGCATACAAAGAGTATACGGTCCTGGAGAGTCTACAACTATCCGTGGATATAGTCTTGGATGCTTATGTGAACTTACTCCAGAATATTTAGAAATAAATGAATGGAACCATGGCTTTGCTATTCTAAAAAGAACTGCTAACTTAGTACAAGTTAACAATTACAAAATAGAAGGTAACCAAATAGTATAATGTTTCTACCCATAGAATTTCATGACTCAGAAGGCCCATACTTTGAACATCTAAATGTTACTCACATAACAAGAATTTCTTTTATTAATCCAAGAAATCCTGATGCAGGGGCTAGAATTCATCTAAGAACAGGTGATGTTCTATCTACCAAGATGCCATTTGATCAACTATCCCAAGCTATTGATGAAGCCTGGGAGTCTGCTGCTTGTCTTGTACTTAGTACGTTACTTTCTGAAAAAGCTAAACTTGTTCCTGGTAACCGACACTCTGAAGAAAACTCTGAACTTCAAGAAGAGTATTAAGCTTAAAATGATCTGGCCAATCTAAATTGATAACAAACCAATTATCATCTTCTACTCTATCACTGTCTACTGAACATAGTGTTAGATTTTCAAATATGTCAAGAGTATAATAATAATAATCATATCCATTTTGACTTTGTAAGTCCTTGATTTCTATTTTGTTAAAGCCAAAATCTGTTAATTCATTTTCCGTCATTTGTTAATTGTTTAGCAATCTGTTTAGCTAAGTAAGCACTGCATTTATATTTTGCTTTTACATATTCTTCAACTGCTTTTGGAATCATTATGCTAATGTCCTTATTCTTCAGTTTCATTTCTTGAATGATATGTTCTTTTATTGCATTTGCCATTACTTAGCTGCCATTGTTTGCATGAATATTTCATGATTGAGCACTTCATGTGCATAGTTTTTAGCAATACTCCAGTATGCTGCATTTACTTTACTATACTCACCATGTTCTTGTAATCTTAGGTCTCTAAAGTTCTTAATTGATAAAGTAACCATATGAAGATTGTCTTTGTCTTCTGACTCAAGCATCCTAATCATGTTCTTTATCTCAGTGTCATTTATATAACCCATTCTCTTTAGCAACTGTAGTTCTGCCATATATACAAATGGCCGGAACATACCCGCTTTACTACCCTTATGGTACATATACCATAGATAATGTAGATTCTGATCTACACCATCTGTAATGTTATAATGCTCTTCTGCAATCTTAGCAGAGATTTCCTCCATTTCTTTTCTAATATCTATTTCCATCTTAAAATATGTACCTAATTGTATTCCACGGAAGTATTCTATTATGTAAATCTGTGAACTGTTGTATGTAATCGGCCTTCCTTCTATGCTCATATCTGACATTGCTGCCACCATATTGAGAAATCTTGGCTTCTTGTATCTTGGGTGTCCAAAGAAATTCTTCACCCATGAGTTTGTGTTCCACATTGTACCAGTGTTTTGCTTCATTATGTGTTAAAAAGATTATCTCAGCTTTAACTGAAGTATTATTCCAACGACCTACTTCTGCCATACTTCTAATAGTATTAAACAATCCCTCATAATGTTGTAACCAGTTATCATGAACAATAACAGGACTGAAGTTTAAATGAACTTCATAACCAGCATCTCTAAAATAACGTACAGCACGGAGTCTATCATATATACCTGCAGTATTTGGCTCTAGTATTTTCTGCAACTCCATTGGCATCATACTAAATCTAATTCTGATTTTACCCTCAGGATTAAATTCAAATAGATCTTCATTTACACATTTAGTAGCAAATGAACCCATAGCAAGTGGATGATCTCTAAAGAACTTAAAGATGGTCTTCCAATCATGATACTTAGCATGTAAAGCAAAGTCCTCATTACAAGAGATATCATATGTAATGTACTCTCCTGTTTGATTGGGTTTGTCCACAGTAGCAAAGAATGCATGTGAATTTATTTCTGTCAGGATGTCCATGGTATTTGTTGCCACAGTTAATCCTTCCGGTTTATGTCTCTTCATATAACAGTAAGAACAGTTATACAAACAACCATGACCAAAAGAAGGAGCAATAAAATCAGTGCTCCTCCCACTTGGTCTAATAATCATACTTTTTCTTACAACCTCTTCTACAACACTCATAATTTCTTAATCCGCTGCACTTTTCCTAACACTTCTGTAGAAAAGATTATTTTAGGAAATTGATGTATGACTGAGCTGCTCTCCTAGTGTCATAACCTATATCAAATCCTGCATTATTTTTAACAGTCTTCCAAAAGAACCAAAGAGTTCTTTTCTTTACTACATACTTTGTAGTATAACCATTTTGTACTTCTACAATCTTGTAGTCTTTCTTTTTATTCATTAGTCTAAATTTAAGTTCCATTCTTCTAATAATCTTCTTAATTCTTCTCTAACTTTTTCAGCTGCCTCAACTTCTTCTGTAGTAGCTTCTCGGTTACCAAAGTATCCATACTTAGTTATCTTTCTCATTTCTTGATCAAGATCCCAAACAATACCTCTCCACTTGTAACCATCAAGTGCCATTCTGGCTTCATCTTTTTCTTCATCAGAGTTAAACTCTAGTATTATCTTTCCCATCTTTTACATTTTTCCAATAATAATCACATGACTTAGTCTCCTCATCATACTCAAAGTTAGCATAAGTCTGCATAAATTCACTTGGTATAGCATTATATCTATAACAAGTTTCTTTAAGTGGACACTCTTCATTAACACACATACTAATATCTGGCATGACTATAATATTACATTAAACAATATGTGACCAAAGCCAATTCCGGCTAAAAAGTAAACAAGATTGTTTACCCATCTAGGATAATTTTCCATCTTACAAAATATTAAAAATTACTTGAATAGTAGCTACAATAATACATATAATAATACCAATAAGCAAAAGCATTGTACTAATACCTGCTACTTCCTCTCTACGGTGTTCTTTATTTAGATAAATGCTACCCTTGTTTTTTAAAGTACCTTTTGCTTTAGCCTTTTCATACTTTTCAACCTGTGGTTTTACTACAGTATCTAAAATATGTTGTGCTTTTCTATTAAATTCTTCCTGATCTATCTTCATCTTATTCTGATTTAAAGGTTAAAACCATTTTTTACTACACTTACTGCATTCATACACTTGACTGCCATGAACTTCATCAACAGATTCCGTTGTGCTTTTGCAGTTAGGACATTTTTGTTTAAACAAGTCCCCTACTATCTTAAATAGTTTTTTCATTTGTCTATTATTTTAACATCAACATCTACTTTATTACCTTCGCTTAATATTTGAGCTAAGTCATCAACAAGGTCTTGGATTAATTTCCAATCACTAAATGATATTTTATCAAGTGTTTGAGTTTCAAAATACTGCTCATAGTAAGTAGTACCTTCTCCAAGTCTTACAAATTCGCTTTGTGTTTTCATCTTATTCTGATTTAAAGGTTTCGTTGTAGTAATCAATGTTACTTATAGATTTTCCATTTATTGTTGCATCTATACCACTTTGTCTTGCATTAATAATCTGCTCCTTCTCCATTTCTTTGGCTTGTCCTTCTAATTCTGTTAATATATGTGTAGGTATCTCAATAACATAATTTATTTCGTATTTAGGACACGTATCACCATACTTTTTTAATTCACTTATTAAAAATTCTACTGCTGTCATCTTATTCTGATTTATCATTTCTATTTAATATAAGGGGCAACTTTTACCCCTTTTCCTTTACAGGAATGTTACTAAATAGTAACTTACCATATAGTAAGCTATTTATCTTCAATATCAAAGTAACCAATAATTACTCCGGCACCTGTAAATGTACCTACAGTATAAACTGCTTCTGCTTTACCAACAGGTTCCCAGTTACATGTACACATCTTGTATATGCATCTTACTTCTCCAAAAATGGCTAATCCCCATAATATAATTGGTAGTAATGTTATTAGAACTACTCCTGCTTTATTTTTCATTTCTTGTTTCTTTATAATCAATAATAAATCCTACTGCCACAATTATATTCATACCCAAGGACATGAGTACTTCATGTATGTCTTGATAGACATTCACACTTAAGTGTACATGACCCACCATCCAAAATGGTATGGACAAGTTTTGGCTTATCCATACCAATGTGTATTTAATAAAGTGCTTCATCAGTTAAGGTAATTAAACTCTTACATTTTAATAAGTCTTCTGCAAGTTGAATTGCTAAAGCTTTATCAATTAAAGAAGTTACTCCTTGATTAGATTTTAACCAAATATAATCTGAACCTTTGTGATTATGTTCCGGCACTGAGCATATTGTAGTAAAAGAATAACCATTAAAGTTTTCTGTACTACCAGTATAATTAATCTCATTACCTTTTTTAGTAAGTAATTCACAAAATTTTATTAGATCATCTTCAGTTAAGATTTGAATCTGTTTAATATTTAAACTATCATTGGAAGTATCAAAAAATGGAAGAACAATATAAACTGCAGATCTTTCTGCATCTTCATACTTTCTTAACTCCCAATTAAGTCCAAATCCACTTTCTCCAGTTTTAATAACTGAAATTTTTTGTGCATATAAAAATGCATTAAATAAAATAATAACAAGTAAACTGCTAATTTTCATCATTTTGTATTATATAAATGATTATAATAACCTGCTGCTCTAGAATTAAATTTTTTATTAGTCCAGTCAGTAGTTTTAATATATACATTAACTTCCTTTACTTTTTTATAGACAGGTTTAGTTAATCCAATTACAAACATGCCTATAATCATACCTATACAAAGTATAACTATGTTATTTAAACTTTTGCTAGTCACCTTCTTCATTGTTTATCCTTTGTGATCCTTCTGATTTTACCCGCATAGAGTTCTTTTTCCCAGTACTCTCTGATTTGTGCAGCTTTTGTAATCTCTCTTGAATTCTCTTGTTTGACTCTGAATAATCTAACTTTCTCTTGTTCTCTTTCATACTCTTCCCAATTGTAAATTTCTATTTCTTTCATTCTTGCCATATCGGCAAGAGTCATTTCTTCTGGTAGTTTACCATCATTTTCATATACAATGCGCTCATATAATTCTTTCATTCTTCCCATAGCTTTATAGCTTTTTTAAGTAAATTTCTAATAGTAACATCTATCTTAGCATCACCCATTATTTCTTGATAAGCTTTAAGTTTCTTATACATAGCACCATCTAATGATACTACTACTGTACTGTGTCTCCTTATTTTATTAGCAGAAGAAGGAAACTCATATGGAAATCTCTGTATAAACTCACAGGCATTTGCACTAAAAGTAATATCTCCAAATCTTAATAGATTATATGCATGTGATTTAGATGCTCTAACAGTAGAACTATCTATACCTAATAAGTTTCCAATATATACAGAAGATTTACCATATTTGTAGTGTAAAAGACCTATCAAATAATTTCTTTTATCAAGATAAACTCTTTCCCGCTTTCTCATTGCAGATTTATTCTCTGTAGCAAGAAGATGGCACTCTTTTAGAATATCTTCTAATATGTAATCCTCCATAATTTTTAAATTAGTTCTAAATCAGCCTCTAGGACTTCTTCTTTTTTTTCTTGAGCTTCATAAATCCTCATGTCTAATGGAATGAATCTATCCGCATCATAGTACTCATATGGAAAACAATCAGCAGACATCTGTACTTCTTTAAGTAGTACACCATACTTACCATCTTGTAATCCCATTTTTACTACTTTAGTTACAGTATATACTTCACCTTCTTTAATCCACTGTTCTACAGGAACTTTGGAAGGCTTTTTACTACTGTCAATGCATATCATCTTCATTTGCAACCATTTTAACTTTTAAATCTACTCCCTCAAGAAACTCTCTCATTGTTTCAATCTTTGCCCAACATCCGTGTTTTATTGTACATTGACCAACTAAATCAACTATTAATGCACATTGTTCTGCTTGTTGTGGCTCATGACCACAGTACTTAATTAAACAAGCAATAACATAGGCAAAGCTATGAACATCATCATTATACAATATAAGTTTATGATCTTCAGGTAATTCCATTTTGCTAATTTACAATTTTACATCAAAATTTTTCCACATAATCTTAGTCTGATCAAATCCTTCAAGAGCATCTTTAACCCATTTCTCATCTACTGTGTCTTTATAACATAGTATATGTACAATAGCTTTTTCTTCTGGATTAAGGCGTAAAAGCCTACCAATTCTTTGACTAGCTTTTCTTTCATTACCATATGCATGCATAATGATACCTTGTCTTAAATTAGGTATATTAATACCCTCATTTAATTGAAGTACACATGATAACTTATCAATCTTACCATCTTTAAATGCTAATAGATTTTCTTCAGAGTTACTATTACCACTGTGATAACTAAATCTACATAATCTATCAGCCTGATCTTGAGTATTAGCAAATACAATACACTTAGTGTTAATGCTTTCCATTAATATCTTGGTATATTTTTCTTTACTTGGATATTCCATCATAGCCTTCATTCTCATCACTCTAAGCATCTGAATAGGGCCTGCACCAATCTCCATTCTATTACCCCAGTAGATATAGTTTTCTTTCTCTGAAGTAATAAAAGATTTAGT